AAGTTCAAGCAAACCATAGTAACGGTCAAGTCCACGTTCATACATCAGACGAACATCAACCATCTTGTTTTCAATAGTCAAACGAGACTTTGCATTCTTACAGTGAATGATGTTACCAACAACTTCAGTTCCATCCTTCTCTTTCTTCTTAGAAAGATATACGATTGAAGATGCGGCATACTTGAGTCCAGAACCACCACCCATTTCTTTGGTAGGGAACATTGAACCAACAACATCATAAGTGTGGTTAGTTACAATCATTGGAACTTTTGCTTTACCAAGTTTCAGTGTCAATACACGAAACGCAGCCTTGAGAACTTGTGCCCTTGTCATGTCACGAGTCTCTTTACCTTCAGCAGTGTCTTCTACTTCTTTTGTAGTGGACAACATACCAAGTGAGTCAAGACACAACATCATAGGTTGACGTTCACCCTCTGGTGTTTCCATATATTTGTCTAGAACTTTGATTGCTTGTGTTCTAAATTCTTGCACAGTTGTCACTGGAAGAATAACCATACGAGCAGGGTCAATACCCCTATCAATAACCATCTGTTTTGTGATTGCAGATTCAGACTCAAAATACAACACACCAGCATCTGGGTTTGCATCAAGGAATGACTTAACCATACCCATCACAAAAAATGTTTTACCAGTTGCAGATTCCCCAGCAACAGCAGTGATTTTATTTGATGGAAGTCCACCATAGATACTACCAGACAGTAGTGCGTTGAAAATGTAAGAACCAGTATCAATAAAGGAATCTACATCCCCCGCTTCAACGCCATCTGATACTAGTGCAGCATATTCGTTGCCTGCTGTCTTGGCAATGTCTTTAAAAAAGTCCATAAATTATACGTCTCCGTCTTTTCTGTTTTCTGAACGAAATTGCTCAAACCCATTGGGATAACGTGCCTCTAGTTTTTCAATGTTCATCCAAATTATATCTTCCAAAGGAACTTCAAGTGCGATACATCCTTGTGCAATATACCACATAATATCGCCCAACTCACGTTTCAAATGATACATTGTATGTTCATCCATAGGTTTCCCTTGGAATACACACTTCTTTACTACTTCAGTAAATTCTCCACCTTCTGCACAAATACCCATTGCGGCAGTAATAAGACGTTCTGGTGAGACACCAGATGTCTCATCAATAATATCTAGTGCGTCAGAAAACTCCTGTGGGTCTTTTGAGGCCTCAGAAGTGACTTCATCTACAAATCGAATGTAGTCTACGAGAAGAGTTTCGTCTTTCATTTTATTTCCTTTGGTTAAGTTTCTACTACTATATCAAAAAGACACGATTATGTCAAGAGATAATTGATTTATTTGGTAAGTCTAAACCAGTAGTCTGTTTAGTCCATCCAGCGGCAAGTTCATCAACTGTTTCTGCCATAAACAAAACACCGTGTTTTGGTAATTGAAAATTACCATTCGGTTCTTTTGCAGTCATGCAAATACCGTTTACCAAACCGATCCCTTGCGGGCCCGCTTGCACCATTCTTGGTTTATAAACGGTTATAGTGTTGAAGTCTTCTTCAACATATTTTGCAATCAATTCTGCCCCGTTCAATAGGACAACTGTAATAATCGTGTCTTTTTTCATAATTTATGCTGCCTCTACAGCTCTTTTTTGATAGGTTTCGCCCTCACTATCTTTGGCAAAATAACACAAATCTGTCAAATCGTGAAATTCAGAAAGAACTGGTATTGCCCCATACAGGACAATATTACCAAAGGTGAGTTTAATACCATTGTTGTTTACTGAAATAGCGTTAAGAATGGAATACCAACCGTTATAAAACTTTGCTATTCTATCATCATACTGTTCAACACTCAAGTTAGTTAGAACGCCAGGATGAACAATAATTCGATATTCTACATTTGGATTCTTTGCAGCCTCAAGTTGCATTGTAGAAAAAGATTTACCCCATGTAGAATATGAAATAGTTTTGTATTTGATTTTGCCAGGGATGTCTTTGAATTTTGAATTTGCCAACCACTCTTGGGCACGCTCTTCACCCATAGGAAGAACAATTGGTGAACCAGCAGTTGCAGTTGCATTCAGAACATCAACTGCCATTTGTGATAGTTTAATATCTCCAATTCCAACAGATTTGCACTGTGGGGCCAGTCGGTTTTGAATTTGTGACAATTCACGAGAAATCCAACCACGCTGGACTGCACGAATACCTTCTGCCACAATATCGTATTCTTTTGCTGGAACTGAAGGGGGGTTTGATGGATTGAAAATATTTCCAAGTTGAGATAATTCATCCATTACTTGTTCTTCAGTAACTCCAGACTTTCGGCGATATACTGCAACAATACGGTTTACAAAATTATATTTCTCAAACCGGCCGTTTCTACGATGTCCACTTATAATAGAAAAGGTATTATCATCTGCTGTATAAACTGACATTGGATCAAGATTTAATTTTACATCATTGTTTTTGAAAGAACGATCAAGTGCTTTCTCTTCTTCATCATCAACTCCACCAAACACTCTTGCCTGTTGAGTTTTTCCATAGATGTCATATGTAGTAAGAGAACCGCCAAGGTCAGTAGTTAATTGGTCAGCGTTTATAATTCTGAACCCAACAAACTCTACTGTTTTGAAATTTTCATTGTCATACATCTCTGGTCGAGCCAGAGGGACAATTAGTTTATTTAGAGCATTCAGATGTTCTTCTGTGAATGCATTCATTTCTGTGTATTTAATTTTGTATGTAGTTATCATAGACATTTAAGTCTCCTTATTTTACTAAGTGTTGAATGTGATTTTTACATCACGATTTTTATATAATAACAAATCAATTAAGATTTGTCAACAGTTTTTTTCCAAACAAGCCCAGGCATTTTACCTTTTGACCAATTGATATATCCCACTTGTTCCATACCAACCTTTTCGTAAAACCTGTTTGCGGCAGTGTTCTCTGCCCTTACTGTGAGATACACATCTGTTCCCACAAAATCAAAGAAGTCGTTAATGACTTTCTTTGCATTACCTTTGCCTGGTGTGGCATTGATAATCTGGTGAATCATATGAGAACCGGCAGTCACAGAAACATCGGTGTCCTGTCCAATCTTTCGATTATTTTTATTCACATGATATGTTATCAGAACATCATCCTGTAGAATAAGTTGTTGTCTTTCTAATCGAACTCTCACATGAGATTTCCTTACATGAGGAAACCAATCTTTATTGTCATGGAATACTTTCCACGCTTCATCAAATTCATTAAGAGTCAAATGTCGCAAAATATTTCTCTTCTATTTTGTCATTGGTGAATATATCAACCACCAAATGAACTCTGTCAATGTCTGAATTATTTTCCACTGCATGAGCCTGTGCAACATCCAACCACCAACATTCACCTTTTGCCATACTGAACTCTGCAATACCACCTTTCAACCATGAACGAAAAATAATATTCTTGTCAGTAATTACAGGAATATGTAGGCGTCTAATTTTTCCACTCTTAATATCTTTGTCTACTTTGTCTGTATGTTTTGCAATCTTTGTTCCTGCTTCAAGTCTCATCAAACGAACCCTGTCTGTTTCTGCTGGAATGTTTTCTAAGATTGCACCAATATTCAGTTCACTATATAGTGCCGTTTCTTGCAATTCGTTACTGTTCTCTGTTCCAAGAACACCACCTTTGCCAATTTCTTTTGGGTCTGAACCGTATCCCTTTAGAGAGATTGCAGTCCAATTACCTTTCTTATTATATTTTGTAACCACTGGTGCAAAGTCTTTGTTGTTCTCACACCAATCCACAATCGGTTGAAGTTGTTCGTCTGTTATTTTTATGTCTTCAAATAGTCTCATGCAAAGAACTCCTCTAGCGTATTTACTTTGATGTCCTTAAACAAGTCAACTGAAGTATCCCTACCAAAACACCAAACATTTTCCATGTAGAGTTTATTCATAAACTCATCCATTTTATTCTTATCGAATTTTCCGTCTTCGTCTTTAAATACAGATGCCCCCTGCGGCCGCTGCATGATTCTCATTCCGATCTGACCTAAGAAATGAGGACGAAGCATATCTACCAACTCATCACCAGAACGGTATCTTTTACCATGAACTTTAGGATCAAGAATGTTGACAAGCAACACACCCCTTGCACTTAATGAGTTGAAACTGTTTTGTGCAACAGGCAAGTAGAAATCATCTCTCCACTTATCATACTCATTAAACTTTGCCCAAGACTGTAGTTCTTCTTTTTCACCACCTTCATTATATCTTTCAGTCGAAAAATATGGGGGAGATGTGAATGCACAGTCAACATCCTTGATTCTGTCCCAAGGCAAGTCTTCTGCACCACAGTTATAAATCTGCACAGTTTTCTTACCTTTTGATTTGTCATAAATCTGGTCATAAAACGCAATCATTTTATGATAACGCTCAAATGTATTTGGGTTAGGGTCGCAACCAATATAATGTGTTGCATTAGAGGCATAAAAACCAGTAAGTCTATCACCCCAACCCATAGAAGTGTCCAATACGGTTTTTGCTCTAGTCATATCATAAATTGTTTTCGCAACAATAGGTTTAAACTGTGTTGCAATATAAGTTCCTAGACGAAATGCCATTGTATAAGTTTTAGGTGTAAGTTCTTTTGCATCATTAACACCTCTCCAAATAGGGCCGAATGCAC